GGCCGCCTCGGCCCACGCCTTGGGGTCGATCGCGCCCGGCACGATGAGCACGCCGCCCGCGCCGCCCTCGACCTCCACCTTGTGGTTCTCGCGGTACTTCTCGGGGCGGGCGCCCTTCAGCACGAGGGCCATCAGGGCGTCGCTGTACTTGCGGACCGTCAGCTGACGCTGCTCGCCCGTGACCGGGTCGACGACCGTGGTCGGCATGCCCTGGTAGATGACCGGCTCGTCGTAGCCATCCACGGCCCGCCGGATGGCCTCGGCTTCGATCCGATCCGCAGCCTCCTCGACCGCGATGTCGTAGAGCGTGGAGAACCACTCGGACGTCTCACGCCAGTGGTAGACCGCGTCGCGGGACACGCCGGCCGCGCGGCAGCCCTCGAGGACGATGCCGCGATGGGCGAAGGCGCGTAGGAAGAGGCGCCGGCGCTCCAGGCTCATGCGATCCTGAGCGGTCAGCCCCTCCAGCTCCCACTCCACTAGCTCGAGCTCCGAGACCGGGCCGCGCTCGTACAGGAAGCGGCGCTCGTCCTCCGTCATGTTCTTGGTGGTCATCACGACCTCCTTTCGGTTCGATGGTGTACTGTCTGCGATGGTAGCGTCCCAGGTCGGGAGCGTAAGCCAGCAACGATGGCAGAGGCTTCCCCTTGTTTCCTCGTGCGCGAGGACTCCTGGACCATGCTGCGGCGGATTTTTCAGCGCGAAGGGCCTCGCCCAGCTGGGTCCTAGGCAGCGCCCGGGTTCGGCCACGGTCGGGCCGGATGAGGGGAATTGCCGTCGCGGCGCGCCCTCCGAACTGCCCAGGGCGGCCGTGTCGGCCGTGTTCCCTCAGTTGCCCTAGATTGTCAATTTTCAATGGTAGGTTGTTTTATAGGATCAGATAAATCTAAACCCTTATTAACTCAGGTCTAGATAAAGAAATATAAGAAAATCATGTACTTAGCTCAGTTGTCTAGGGCATCTAAGCCATCTAAGCCAGTCGGTGACGGCGCCGCTGTTGGTCGGTAGCTCATTTTCCTGGTACAACACCGAGGCTAAGGCTCGTACGGCCCAAAACGCCTCAGACGACGACCTAAGTCCTTGATCCGCAAGCCTTATTCGCCTTAGATGCCGTCTGGACCTGGCACTTCGCGGGGCTCGTACGCTTAGACGACCTCGCAAGTCTGCCCAGCAAAAGACGAGGGGAGCCGCCGTCGAGCGAGCTCCCCTCATTCTCCCGCACCGTGGCCGACCGCGGCGTCAGTCGTCGGGCATCACGTGCTCCTCCACGGGCCACGCGACCTTGCTGCCGAAGCGGGCCTCGATCAGTTCGCGGCAGCGCGCGAGCGGCGGCAGCTTGGAAGCGGACGCGCGTCCCATGCGGTCGACCTTGACGGCATAGTCGGAGTCGTCGGGCTTGACCTGCGTGTTGGCGACCTCGCCGTTGAGCAGCTTGTTGAGGCGCATGCCGAAGCTCACCGGGTCTGCGGGCCGGTACACGCGCTGCTCCTTGGCGAAGTCCAGGTAGTCCGACCTGAGGTGCTCCTTGATGACCACGACCGGCTCCATGTGCCAGCGACCGCGGGAGTTGGGTAGCATCCCGTCGATGAGCTTATTGTACCACCAGCGCTCGACGTCGTCCATAGTCAGGACCTTCTGCTCCACGAGGGCCTGAGTGGCGGGCACCTCGTCGCGCGGGGCCCAGCCCTCGATGTCGCGCAGCAGCAGGTCGTGCAGCATGCCCTCGATGCCGCCCTCGGCGTAGAGCTGGTGGTTCAGGGCCTTGAAGAAGGCCTTGTCCCCGCGCCGGCGGCTGTTGACCGCGAACACTGCGAAGCGGCGCTCCCCGTCGAGGCCGGCCGGGACGACCCAGTCACCGTTCGCTGCCATGATGATGTGCACGTGGTTCTTGCCCATGACGGCGTCGCGGCCCTTGCCTTCGTACGCGATTGTCGGCTCGGTCACCAGCTGCTTGAGCTTCGCCTCGCCCGCCTTGTCGCCGGCCCAGAAGGCCTCGTCGGCGAACAGGCAGATGCAGTTCTGCAGGTGCGAGTTGAAGCGGCCGACTAGGTGCTCCGGCGAGCTGATGTGCAGGCCGTGGGAGCCAGCGAGCGATGCGGCGGCGCGGCCCAGGGTGCCCTTGCCGGTCCCCTTCTCACCCTTGAAGCACAGGGCCACCTCGGCGGCGCGGCTCGGGTGCTGCACCATGTAGGCGAGCCAGTCGAGCACGTACTCATAGTGGGCGTCCACGCCGTCGACGAGCACCTCACGAATGAGCTCCTTGAGCAGGGACCAGTCACCCTTGTTGGGCTGCACGGCCCAGCCGCGCCACAGGTTGAGCCAGCCCTCGTGGTTGCGCTCGGGGTCGAAGATGACGCCCTTGTACTGCCGGCGGTGCGGGTTCCTGATCCAGTATGAGGAGCGCGTCACGAGCTTGTCGTGCACCTCGACGAGCTGGTTGCAGTAGAGGTTCTCGAAGTCCTCCTTGGTGCTGCGCTGGAAGAACGGGCGGCCTAGGACCGGGTCCATCTCCTCGGTGAAGATGCGGAACTTGCCGCCCTCCATCACCACGCAGTGCTGCTCATTCATCTCCTCCATGACGGCCTGCACGCCCTCTGCCTTCGGCTCGGCCCTGAGGACCGCGTCGTCCACGCCCTGGCCGTGTTCGGAGGGGTCCTCCCAGACGTCGAAGTCGTCCTCGGGGTCAGGGCGCGCCACCTCGCCGCCCGCCTCCTGCACGACCTTGTGCAGGAACTTGACGGTGACGGGGCGGCCTCCGCGGCCCGACGTCGCGTGGAGCGAGTCCCAGCGGCGGCCGATGATCCACGCGTCGTCCTGATACTTGGGGTCCTGCGTGGACCACTCGATGAACTCCTGCCGCCCCTCGCCGTTGGTGGCATGGTGGCAGGCCATCATCAGGTCACGCCACGTGTCGTGGTCCTGGAAGTCCTCGGCGTCCAACTGCTCGAGCGTCGCGGCGAGCATCTCGGGGGTGAGCTCGCCGAGGCCCGCCGCCTCGCCGTGCGCGCGGGTAGGCCGGCGGCAGAGGCGCAGGAGGACAGCCGGCATCTCGGGCATCTCGGACAGGGGCGGCGCGAGGTCGTCCCACTCGTAGTGCCTGCCGTTCGGGTGGACGGAGCCCGCTGCGACGACCTGGCGGCCGAGCGACTTGAACTCCACGCCCGCGTAGGCCTCGAGCGTATCGAGCAGGGACACGTCGGCCGGCTTGGTGAACCAGTAGTGATGCCCGCCGGAGCCGGTCACCGTATGGGGAGCAAGGCTCAGGTCCAGCCCCGCGTCGGCGACGAGCTCGGCCAGGGAGTCGCGGCCCTCGGGAAAGTTGCGGGGGTCGACGTCGAGCACCATCACGGAGGCCGGCAGGCGCACACCGACGTTGACGCCTTCCTTGTCCGCTATCTGCAACACGCCCTGCGAGTCGTACTCGCGGGCCTGCCATGCGCCGTCCCTCGGGGTCTTGCCGCGGTCGCGACCCTTGCTGTCCACTGCATTCCACACGTGCAGCGGGATGAGCTGTAGGCCTGCTTCAACATACGCGCGCATGTCCCCTGTGCGCACGCGCTTCATCTTTTTGTCGGTCGTCACGCAGTCACCTTCGCGTCGTCTTGCGGCCGGGCTCGGCCGGCTTCCTCGATCAGGGCGCGGGCTGCGTCCGCCTCGGTCACCTTCTCTGGCTCGTCGCTGACGCGGCGCAGCTCCTCCAGCTTGCCGCGGATGAGCTCGCGGTGCCGGTCGGAGAGTCGCAGCGACATCTGCTGGCTAAGTGCCATGGGCTACTCCTTCTGTTGTCGGTTGGGCCTGGGTGGGCCGGGACGATCATCATGCCCAGACGTAATGCAATGCGGAACCGTCGGTCGTCCTGTCTGGGCCTTCGGAGGCCTAGATGCCCTAGACCATCGTCCCCCGAACGTCGGTCCGCAGTGCGTGCCCCTGGCGTTACGATGACCATCCCTAAACCGCTCAACCAAGGAGAGCACGATGGACGTCAACGAGTACATGAAGCAGAGCCTGAGCCTGCTGGAACGCATCGCCGAGGGCATCGAGACCCTCAACGCCAACGGCGTGCACGTCACCAACTTCGTCTTGCCCGAGGGCACGGACCTGAAGGCCGTCGGCAGCGTGGTCCACGCCCAGCCTGCCGAGAACGCCGAGGCCGACAAGAAGGCGAAGGCCGAGGCCGACAAGAAGGCGAAGGCCGAGGCTGATGCCAAGGCAAAGAAGGCGGCCGACGAGAAGGCTGCCAAGGACAAGGCGGATGCCGACGCCAAGGCGAAGGCCGAGGCTGACGAGAAGGCCAAGCAGGACGCTGCCGCGGCCGACAAGCCGGCCGAGACCAAGGCCAAGAAGGTGACCGCCGACGACGCCCGCAAGGCGCTGAAGGCCTACGCCGCGATCGAGGGCAACGACGCCGCCATGGAACTGCTGACCAGCCTGGGTGCCGGCTCCGTCTCGGCCCTGGCCGAGCAGGGCGAAGACAAGCTGGCTGAGCTCGTGGCGAAGTGCGGGGGCTGATCGAGATGAGCGACCAACCCAACATGAAGATGCCCAAGGACTCCGCGCAGGTGGTGTTCTGGTTCAAGGGGCTGCCGCAGCCGACCGCCTTCTTGACGACCCGCGAGGAGGCCGATAAGGCTGTCGCGGACTTCAAGGCCGGGTCCGACGTGTCCTTCCTGTCGTACCCGGACGGCCGCGGCGTGCGCTCCGAGAGCCACTTCCTGCGCGCCGAGCTGCGCGGTGTGACCATCGAGTACCCGACGATCCAGCTCGTGGGAGGTGCCTGATATGCCTAGCGCCCACGCGGTACGGAACGCGTCGGGGGCGAAGCGCTGGATGAACTGCCCGGGCTCCATCAACATGGAGCGCGGGCGGCCGAACAACTCCTCCGACGCGGCCCGCCTTGGTACGGCGGCGCACGCGCTCGGCGAGGCCTGCCTGCTCGACGGCAGCGAGGCCTGGGAGTGGCTCGGCGGGTACGTCCGGCTCGACCCCAACGAGCAGGCCGAGGTCTACCGGCCCAAGCAGCCCTACATGGGCGAGGATGAGGGCGACAAGACCGTCCTGGTCCCCGTCCACGCGTCCGAGGACGGCCTGCCGCCCTCTGGTCATGAGGACTTCCCGATTGACGCTGACATGGCGGACGCTGTGCAGGTCTACCTGGACGCTGTGCGCGAGGAGCTGGCCCGCCTGGGCGAGCACGCCGAGCTGCAGGTCGAGAAGCGGTTTAACCTGTCGTGGCTCGTCGGCTACGACTACGACGAGGACGCTGAGGCCAAGGCGCTCGAAGCAGGGGACTTCTACGTCTCGCCATCGGGTATCCGCCGCGACGACTTCGGGGACCTGGTCCACGCCGACGGCAGGCCTTGCCACGGCCCGATGTTTGGCACGAACGACGCCTCGGTGGTCCTGCTGTTCGACCACGTCACCGTCTTCGACTACAAGCACGGCCAGGGCGTCGTTGTCGAGGTGGAGGATAACGAGCAGGAGCTGTACTACGCCCTCGGCTGCGCCAAGGAGCTGGACTGGGCCTTCGACACCCTGGACCTCGTCATCGTCCAGCCGCGGGCTCGCCATGCCGACGGCAAGGTCCGGCGCTGGTCCACGACCAAGGCCCACCTGCGGGAGTTCGAGGAGCGCCTGCGCGTCGCGGCCGAGGCCACCGAGGCGGTCGACGCCCCGCTCGCCGCCGGCGACTGGTGCAAGTTCTGCAAGGCCGCGGCGGTTTGTCCCCAGCTGCGGGAGGAGGCCTTCAACCAGGCCGGCCTTGACTTCGGGGACGGATTCGAGGAGCCGAGCGTGAGCCTGACAGGACCAGAGGACAGCGACGCCGACCTGGAGCTGCGTATGCGGGCCATCCCGCTGCTCGACAGCTTCATCAAGGCGACCCAGACGGAGGCGCTCCGGCGGCTCCGCGAGACCCCCGGCGGCGAGGCCTGCTATGGCAAGCTGGTCCGCAAGAAGGCCAACCGCGCCTTCCGCACCGACCTGACCGAGGTCGACCCGCAGACCGGCGAGGACGTGCCGGTGGTGGTCTTCGACAAGCTGGTCGAGGCGGGCATCCCGCGGGAGATGCTGTACGAGGAGCCGAAGCCGAAGAGCCCGTCCAAGGTGGAGGCGGTCCGCCCGCCCGAGCTGATGGCGAAGCTCAAGGCCGAGAAGGTGAAGGCCCCGGCGGCGCACATCAAGGCGCTGGTGGCGCAGTACACCTACAAGCCCGAGGGCGGCATCACCGTCGCGCCGCTGAGCGACCCCCGCGAGGCGGTCGACCCGAGCGCGGCGGCCGAGGCCGACTTCGACGCCGTCGACGGCGACGCATCCTACGAATAGGGGCGGCGTCGTGACCCGGGCGGGGGCATGATGAGTGCTCCCACCCTTTCTTTTAACAGGAGATTGATATGACCAACCCTACCGGTCCATTCTATGTCTCGGGCACGTACGTCCGCGGCCCGCGAGACCCCGGCAATGGTGAAGGCTACAAGGAGATAGCCTTCGAGCTGTTGACGGCAGAGAAGGCTCGCATGACAGCCGAGAACCTCAACAAGCTGATGGCTGAGAAGCCAATCGCTCAGGCCAGTGTCGGCGTTGGCGATGGCGGTGGGAGCCTCTTCGTACATGGCTCCTACGAGGCTGTTAAGCGGGTACAAGCTCTCATTCTTGAGAATGCGCAGCTACGTCGGGAGCGGCCGTTTAATGGGCTTTCGTCTGCCGAAGCCGAGCGGCTCGCCCTGCTGGCCGAGGAACTTGGCGAGGCGGTCCAGTCCGTCGGCAAGGTCTTACGGCATGGGTATGAGTCACATCACCCGTATGGCTACAAGCCGGGGTCTAACCGTGACCAGCTCGAGATGGAATTGGGCGACGTCAAGGCGGCCGTCGACATGATGTGCGAGGCTGAGGACCTGAGTGGGGTAGCTATGACGCTTCACTCCGAAGGCAAACGTGAACGCGTCAAACAGTACCTGCACCACCAACCCACCAACCAAGGAGAAAGTGAATGAACGAGAAGCCCATCGAGGAGCGGAGCCAGACCGAGGAACTCCGCCACGCCATGCAGGAGATGCTGGCAGAGGACAACCCGCAGGTGAAGAACCTGGCGACCGCCAGCAAGAAGCAGCTGGCCCGCGAGGTCGTGCGCCTGCGCGCCATGGTCAAGGTCATCCAGAACGCCACCCGCAACGTGCGCATCGACGGCCACCGGTTCGGCCACGCGGAGGCCTTCATGCTGATGACCTACAAGGAGGTCGACGGCGACGGTCAGCTGTTGGTGTGGAACTCCCGCGACGGCGTGACGCCCTTCGTCATCAACATCGGCTCGAAGAAGTACCAGCACGACATCCCGCGCCAGCAGGGCCCGTTCTTCGACCTGCCGCGCGAGCACGCCGTCACCCACGTGTGGGTCACCCGCACCGACGCCCAGGTGCTCGAAGCGTGGCACCGCACGATGGACAAGGCTGTCGAGATGGGCAAGATTGACCCTGACAAGGCGGCCTCCATGCGCGACAACCTCGAGGTCGCCGAGTCCTGGCACTACCGCATCGGCCTCCGCAACCTGGAGACCGGCCGCTTCACCGACGAGGAGGTCCTCGAGGCCTCCGCTGCAATCCCGCAACCCGAAGGAGAGACCCAATGACCGAGCAACGCATCCCTGCCACCGTGCTCCGCACCGTGCCCTACGACCAGATGGTCGCCAACCTCTTCAAGCACATGGGCAGCCGCGAGGCCTCCCTGCTGCATGCTGCCATCGGCATCTCCGGCGAGACCGCAGAGCTGCTCGTGGCCGACTCCATCGAGAACATCGTCGAGGAGCTCGGCGACATGGAGTTCTACATCGAGGCGGGCTACCAGGTGCTGGGCGGCCGCCGCTCGGCGCTCGCTGACGAGCTGGTGCTCGAGGCGTCGGACCCGGCGCAGCACCAGGTGCTCGGCACCGTCACCATCGCCATGTCCACGACGGCGGGCCGGCTGCTCGACCTCGCGAAGAAGGGCTGGGTGTACAACAAGCCCCTGGACGACAACGCCGAGCGCGCGATTCGCTACGAGCTCATGCGCCTCGAGTGCATGATGGAGCAGCTGCTCGACATGGTAGGCGTCCGCCGGCCCGACGTCCTGCGCACCAACCAGACGAAGCTCGGCAAGCGCTACCCGCAGGGCGTCTACACGGACCAGGCCGCCCAGGTCCGCGCAGACAAGGCTGACGGCGAGTGACCACGACGGTCGTCAACCGCCGCAGCGGGGCGCACTACGACCTTATGGTCGACAGGACGTCCTTCTGGGGCAACCCGTTCCACGTCGGGGTCGACGGCACGCGCCGCGAGGTCATCGCCAAGTACAGGGCGATGGTGCTGTCGCGCCCCGACATGCTCGCCAGGCTGCCGGAGCTACGCGGCAAGGTGCTGGGCTGCTGGTGCAAGCCGCGGCCGTGCCATGCCGACGTTCTGGCAGAGCTGGCGGATTCCGGGGAGTTCGGTGGCTCGCTCCCTGGGCCTGATCCGAGATAATTCAACTCTACCCGCTGCGGTCCTGGTCTTCCTCCTCGGAGTAAGCTGACCAGGGCCTTCCGGGGTGGACTCCATGTCGACATCGACTAC